TTATGAAACACAACAACCTTATCAGCAAACGTATAACCACTACCGATCATGGTCGTTGAGGCAGTTACCGCACCGATAATCTTCGTGTAATACTCAAGTTACATATTACCCCCAACTCCACGCAATCACGTAAGTACAAAACACCACGAAACAGGCGATTGCGGCGGCGGCTACGATAGCTTCTACCCAATCCCACATATCACGTCCTGTTATGTAGAAAAATAAGAGTTTGAGGCTAACCCACCTTCAGCAATACCACCAGACGCAAAACCTCTTAAACCTAAGCTCCGAAGTGATTCTGCGCCTGTGTACAGTGCTGGGAGTCTTTTACCAGAGGCATCCAACCGAGTCTGTCCTATTTTGCTAAATGGCCCTCTGTTTGGATCAAGGTTAGTCACCCCTTTAGACTGAAGGTAGTTAAGCGTGCCCATCATTGCTTTCACAGGGTCTTTGCTTCTGTGAATTTCAGCCCAATTAACCAACCCAGCAACGGGAATAAACTGGTGCAAATAGTCGGTTGCCTCACTATCCCTCATGCCTTTAGACATAAGCAGTCTTTGCGTTGAACCTAGCCAATCAATATTGGTTCTCGTATCTTGGCTAAACTTGCCACTGGCATCTCTCTTGGGGTCGTATCTTAAGTCAGCAACAGTAGCTTTTTCCAATGGTGTTCTTATATACGCATTTGTAGCCGCCGCCACATCTCGTGGTTTGTAGCCAAGCGATCTGGTGTAGTCATCCTTTAAATACGTAGGCTTGCCCGCATGTTCGTACATCTGAGTTACGGCTTTTCTGTGAGATGCGGGATCAACTGCAAACTTATCATTAAGCCCAAACGAATCATATCCAGAGTTTGTTAGGTGTTCGCCTGTAACAGTGTCATAAAGCTTAATTACGCCGCGACCACCAAATGCGTCGGGTTCAAACACGGCTTTAGCGCGGAACTGCGTGCCTGCTGGGGCATCACGCCTACCAGTTGCATCCAATTCTTTTTGGTAATCTCTATACCCCGTTGTAAAATTAGTACTTGCAAGGCGGTTCTCTCTGGTGTCCATAGGAGCACCAAAGTTGGTCTGACCCAACTGTTCATCAGTTAAGCCAAGCTTTTTCTTGTACTTCTGGTTAACAAGATTTTCCTGTGTTGCGCGATCAAGTGCACCGTATGTTTTGTCGTACAAATCCGAAACAGCTTTTTGATCCCAACCCATAGTCTGAGCAAATGCTTTAGGATTCCATTCGTTAACATACATATCCGAGGCAATTTTGTTGTAGTCTTTGTTCTCAAACAAGTTTTTATTTGTGTCGTAGTAGTCTAAAAAATTCTTATTTTTTCTAGGGGCGGCGTCCCAAATGTTTCCAGTTGGAGCAGAAGACGTGTTTGAGAAGTCGGGTATTGACGTTAGCTGGTTTTGAACATTTGCTGTATCGGTAGCCTGTGTGTTTTTGGGGTTACCAAAGTAGTCAAGGTCATAGGCGTTCGCAGGTGGCGCAGAAGTGACCACGTTACTCATCTGAGCTTTTGGTTGCTCAAGATAACTCAGACCACTCAAGTTGCCTGTATAGCCAAGATTCTTGGCAACGTCAGTTGCTTGATTTTGGTTTAGGTTGTACTTGCTGATAACGTCTTGAGCGCTCATGCCAGCGTCGCCAATTAGCTGACCAGCTTGGGCATAATTACCAGATAAATACGCATTTAAAATGTCGTCGTTCATACAACCTCCTTAACTAGATTCCAAGAATCTTTTTGATAAGCTCGCCAGCCACGCCGGGGCCGAACAGCACACACACAATTACCCCATACAAGAGGTACTCAATCTTTGTCATGCGCTTGTCCCCATCACGCAAGGAGCGGTCTATACTGTTATAGCGCTCCAAGCAGATGGCTTCATGCACGGCAAGCTTAGTCTCCACTGTTTCCATCTTCAACCTTATCAGCCTTAGCGGCTTCTTGAATGGCTTGGATCAATTGGAACACCTCTTGGTAGGGCTTGGAGCCCAAGTAACCAAGAAGCTGATTTGCTAGTTCAATGGGCAACTGCAATTTCATTTTCTTCCTCAACTTCGTTTTGTTGTTCAGAGCCAATGATGGCTGTAGACGTGGCTCTGTCCATCGTCAGATAGCCTTGGCAAGTGATGTTGTAGTCTACCCCATTCGCGTCTTTTTCGCTCTTGACAGGGACTGTGATGTCTAGGTTCTTAAACAAGAACTCTTTGCCGTTTTCAAACACGCGCCATACGTGATCCATTGACCCACGACCAGCTTGACCACGGCTTTTGTTGAACCTAATTTGGTACGTGTTCATACAACTTCAGCCGCTGGTGTTGCACAGGAGAACACTGGAGCCGCAGGACGCAGACCTAAGTTAAAGTGAATAAACTTGATTGGTTTATCTGATGCGTTACGGGTAAAGCTGTGTGGCAACCAAGCGTTGGTGAACATCAGCAAACCAGCCTTTGGCGTGAAGTTAATCATGTTGCTTGCAAACGTAGCTTGCGACACATCTGTCTCTGCCCATGAGATCAACGGCTTACCAGCGCGAGGGTCATGGAACACCACCTTGGAGCAGTCTTCTGGTGCTTCTAAAAAGTAGAAACCCACGATCTGTGAGCCAGCGCCATGAACGTGTTGATCCATTGCCGAGTGTTTAAAGTGTTCCTGACACCACATCTCTGAAAAGTAAGTGTCAAAGCCATCTACGTTGTAGCCCTGTTCTTTCAAGATGTTTGCCGCTGTACCGCCAACGTAATATTGGAACGGGATAATCTCAGGCTTGTCGTAGAGGTTACCAGTCATGTGGACAGGGTAAATCTCGTTGAGTGCGTTCTTTCGGACTTCTACAAGAGCTTCTTCAGCAACTTTGTTTACAGCTTCAAGGAACTCAGGCTTCTCAATGGTGTAGACCATTGTTGGAAAATATATGTTTGCGTTAAGAACGTCTTGTTGAGGGGTTTCGTTTGCCGCGCACATATCTTGTCCTTTAATTTTAAGTTACCAAGAATAGATTATCGCACCACCTGAACCACCATTTGCGCCTGCACCAGAAGTTGCGGCGCCTACACCTCCGCCACCGCCTCCGCCACCAAACGCACCACCTGCGCCACCAGCGGAGCCAGTAGTACCTGTTGTGCCTTTCCCACCCCCACCACCTGTACCACTTAGGTTTGGTGATTGCGTTCCATCGCCGCCCGTAGTAGCGCTCACAGTTCCACCTCCGCCAACGGTATAACTGTTAGAGCCACCTCTACCTCCGCCAGTGGGTATAGCGCAACAAGCATTGCCGCCCCCACCAGCACCGCCACCAGCACCGCCGTATAACGAACTACCACCGTCTTTACCAGCTTGGCCGACAGTACCAGAACCTCCAGCGCCACCGCCATATTCTGCGTTACCAGCAGTGGTACTGTTTGGAGCCGCTCCACCGCCTCTAATGTTATTAGCTACAGTAGAAGATCCAAAATATGTAGAGCTTGGTAGACCTCCAGCAGAAGCAGAACCAACACCCGCAGTACCGCCCCCACCAGAGCCACCAGTATTACCACCAGATCCACCAAAAGTAGTTAAATAGCTACCAAAACTTGTTTGACCACCACTTGTGCCTACGGTTCCAGCTCCATTAGTGCCTGTCCTTGACGCACCGCCAGTGCCACTTGCACCAACAGTTACGGTAACGCTACAGGTCACGCAAGCCGCTATAAAAATTTGACTGTTCCTAGCCCCTCCGCCTCCGCCTGCACCACCAGCGTAAGAAGTGCTACCTCTACCGCCACTTTGACCGCCACCGCCACCGCCCCACAAACACACTTGAATAAAAGTAACGCCTACAGGTTTTCTCCAAGTTCCAGATGATGTGAACTTTTGGACATTACTTGTCGGCTCTGAAACTTTGTAGTTAAAAGATGTTTGTTGGTTTGACAGCATGGTGTTCTCCGACTTTACTCGGCAGGGGTGTCAGGGGTTGGCTCAGTAAAGACTTCGTTCTCGTACTTCCACCCAATACTGCACAGAATGTCTTCAACTTTGACCATAGTCATGCCTTCTGGGGGTGACCATTGAGCCGCCTCGTCCCACAGGATGATGTTGTCTACTGTTCCATTGGAATCAATGATTGCATATCGTTTCATTTTTACCTCTTACCAAGAATAAATTCTTACACCGCCAGCACCACCAACGCCCCCAGCGGCAGAGCGGGAGTTTCCAGCTCCACCACCACCACCACCACCGCCAAATAAACCGCCGTTACCGCCTTTGAGAGTGGTGCTTCCAGAAGTGTTAGCGCCACTCCCGCCACCACCTGCTCCACTTCCAGTAGAAGCATTTGTAGTTCCCGTAACGCCAGATACATTAGCACACGATCCAGAAACTCCGCCACCCACTGAATATCTATTAGACCCCCCACTAGCGGATCCACCGAGTGGAAGAACAACACAGCACGGACTAAAGTAAGTACCACCACCAGCACCGCCACCACCTGCGCCATAGATTGAAGAGCCGCCGTTATAGGCAGTTGTAGTCCCAAAACCACCAGCCGCGCCCGCACCTCCACCCCATTCCGCATTACCAACGCCTATAACAGCACAAACTCGGTAACTTCCTGCGCCACCACCGCCTATATTGTTATAGGTACACGCGGTAACAGTACCGTTTGATCCAAAATATATAGAAGAGGGTAAACCACCAGCGGCTACAACAGCACCTAAAGCCGCAGTTACACCAGTGCCTGCTGAACCTCCACCTCCTCCGCCTACGGCACAACTTTGGGGGGAGGAGACTTTAATTGATCCGCCGCCTCCACCATAGGCGCTAATATAGCTACCAAATGAAGAAGTTCCACCTGCCGTACCTACATTACCCGCAGTATTATTTGTTGTTCTAGCCGCGCCACCTGTACCACCAGAGCCAACCGTTACTTGAACAGTATTTGGTAAACACGCGGCCTGAAAATAGTTACTAACTCTAGCACCAGCTCCGCCACCAGCTCCGCCGTTAACTAAAGCAGATGAAAGGGCAAGTCCGCCTCCGCCGCCTCCACCTCCGCCGCCCCATACACAGACGCGAATTAGCTTTACATTAGGCGGTTTATTCCAAAGCCCAGAAGACGTAAATGTTTGTACATTAGCGTTAGTGCCAGTGACTTGATAATTAAATGATGTCTGTTGATTAGTGATTGTCATAGCTGATTACCAAGAATAAACACGAACCAAGCCATTGCCGCCATTGCCGCCTTTACCGGCGGCAGACACAGCAACGGTATTTCCGCCGCCTCCGCCACCACCAGCAGGTAGGCCACCATTACCGCCAGCACCACCAGTACCAGTAGCGGCACTATTACCACCAAACCCACCACTTCCACTGCCAGACGCTTGCGTAAATCCATTAGGGCCGCTTGCTCCGTTAGTGTTTACGTTTAAACATTGGTTAGAGTTGTAAACTGAAGTTCCTCCACCAGTGCCTCGGTTAAAAAGGCAAGAATTTATTCTTCCGGCACTACCACCGCCACCACCGCCAAAAAGTGATCCACCACCGCCACGATAGTTTGTTGATCCGTCTTGTCCGCCGCGACCGCCAGCACCGCCGCCCCATTCAGCACTACCTGAAGTGCCTGATACAACCGTAGAGCCTTGCCCGCCTCCGCCACCGCCGCCCATAGCATTTGGACTAGACGATCCGCCGTTGTAGATATTACCGCTTGGAAGTCCGCCAGTAGCAAATGTATTAGACCCATTAGTACCAACCCCACCAGTGCCACCGCCAGCGCCGCCGCTTGCCGTACTAGTATTATTATTTACACCAATCGCACCGCCACCACCGCCAAACGCGGAAAGAAAATAAGAAGTAGAAGTTCCAAAATAAGAAGCCCCTCCAGCACTGCCAGCAGTGCCCGGCGATCCAGCCGTACCACCGGCTCCTCCAGCGCCAACAGTTACAGTAACTTGCGTGGGTAAACCATCAGCAGGGAAAGTTAAACTTGCTCTAGCTCCGCCGCCACCACCAGTACCACTTTCAACAGTGCTAGTATTTTGTATGCGAGTATATCCACCGCCCCCACCACCACCTCCGCCCCACACGCATACGCGCACAATATTGGCTTCAGGTGGCTTTATCCATACGCCAGACGATGTGAACGTCTGAACATCCACAGCCAATTCATTAACGACATAGTTAAAGGCCGTAATCTGAAGTGACTGCGCCATCTTAGTAGTTCCCGCCGAATGCAGACAAAGCAATAGCGATGTTTGTACCGCCAGCCGCTACAGTCAAACCACCATAAATGCGGTAGGTAGCAGGAAGGTTCAAGCCGTTCAAAGGCAAGGTCAATGGGTAAGTTGTCAACGCAGATGTTGCCAAAGCGGTAACAGTGGTCGCAGGGATTGCAACCTCACCAATAAAGATGTTGTTTGCCGCCGTAGTGTTTGCTGAACCGCTGTTAGCCCAGAAACGAACCACAGTGGCACTGGATGTACCAGAAGCCGTACCACCGTTGGTAGAAGCCAAACGACACATGATCTGGTCAATACGAGCGCCATCAGCGCCAGCAGTGAAGACAAGTGCCAAAGCCGTGCCAGCAGTTTCAGTGCCGTCAAATGCCTTGGTATTGGTCATCGCCGTGCTGACGATGGCGTTTAGTGCCCCTACGTTAGGGGTCTGTGTAAATACGGGTGTTGCTGTAACTGCCATGATTAAAATCCTCCAAAATTGACTGCGAGATATAAATTAGAACCTGTTCCACCACTGCCGCCTGATGCCGCAATAGTAATAGAACCTGAGCCGTTTGTAACAGAGATACCAGTGCCAGCGGTAATTGTTGCGATTGTGTACGTTGTGCCATTACCTATTGGGATCTGACCAGCAGTAGGGGTTGAAGTACCACCCAAACCGCCATTAGATACCGATAAAGCACCACCCAACGTAATTGCACCAGTAGTTGCTGTACTAGGTGTGAAGCCAGTTGTACCAGCACTGAATGATGTAACGCCACCAGTGCTTGCCGCCCAAGTTGGAACGCCACCAGCTAATGTCAGAACTTCGCCGTTAGAGCCAGCCGCGAGCTTACTCAAGGTATTGGTCGCGGAGGAGTACAAAATGTCGCCAGTGGTGTAGGTTGTTTGACCTGTACCGCCTGCCGTGGCTGGTGTGGTCTTCCAACCAATGACCTGCACGGCGGCGGCGTTGTCTTTGTAGAACAACTTACCGTCTGTGATGTTGATTGCCAACTCACCATTAGCAAGGTTACCCGCCGTTGGGGCGGCAGATGCAGTAGAGCTGTTATACAGCGAGATTGGGGTAAAGCCTGTTGCCGCCATTAAAATGTACCTCCTGAGATTCCTGACCATACGGGTGCTGATGTACCCGCCGATGTTAATACTTGCCCAGCCGTTCCTGCCGCAGTATATGCATGAGCAGTACCAGTTCCATAACCAGCGCCACCTGCTGTTGCTGTAGCGGTTGAGTTGGTTCCACCGTTTGCAATTGCCAAAGTGCCTGCAAGGGTGACAGCGCCAGTTGTTCCAGTACTTGGCGTAAAACCAGTTGTTCCTGCGCTAAAAGATGTTACACCAGTTGCTGGAGCGGCAGTCCAAGTTGCTGTGGTTCCATTAGATGTCAACAGGTAACCATTTGCACCAATAGCCAAACGAGTTGCGCTGTTTGTGCCATTACCAATGATTAAGTCGCCAGTCGTAGTAATAGGAGACAGCGCATTAAAGGCGGCAGAAGCTGTTGATTGACCTGTACCACCGTTTGTTATTGCTACGGTGCCAGAAGTAATCTGAGAGCCTGCTATTGCAATAGAAACGTCAGTTGCTAGTGTCAGTTGACCTTGGGCATTAACAGAGAATGTGGGAACAGTAGCCGCGCCACCATAGGAGCCAGATGTGACCGCTGTGTTTGCAATGTTGAATGTGTACGCTGGCGACTCATTTAGACCAGTACCAGCAGAGTACGTCAAAGGCGCACCAAACTGTTGGAAGACAATTGCTGTCGTTCCCACAGTAATAGGCAGAGGAGTCTGCTGTACCCATGAGGTATTTGCTAAGGTAGATCCAGCGGTGATCAGGAAGAAGTCACCAGCATCAATTTGATCTACGCCTGTACCTGCTGAGTCAAAGTCAGTTGCACGAGTCAGAATATATGGCGCACCACCAGAACCAGTCTGTGTAACTGTGTACACACCATTGTTTGCCTGTGTCGCTTCATTCTTCACCAAGATGCGATTGGTTGCCGCAACCAGTACGCTATCAACACTCAACGCACCATTAGCGTTTGCAGTCAAAGTTGCACCAACGCCAGAAGTACCATTGTTGTAGGTATTAGCCGCTAGTGCAGTAGTCGTAGCTAAACGACAGGATTGGTGGAAGTTAATACCAGATGCGATTGCATCAGCATAGGTCTTGTTGACAATGTCCGTACCACTTGTTGGAGCGGTTGTGATCGTTCCAGAGGTCATGGCAACCGAACTGAATGCACCAGTAGATGGTGTAGTCGCTCCAACTGAGGTTGCGTTGATTGTCCCACCAGTGATTGCCACAGCACTAGCGTTTTGCGTGGACATCGTGCCCAAGCCAGAAACCTGTGTGTTGGTGATTGCAATAGCTGTCTCAGCCATGGCAGTCAATTGACCTTGAGCGTTAACTGTAGCTGTTAAGGTCTTTGTTGCTCCGCCATACGATCCAGCAGTTACAGCAGTGTTGGCAATTGAGATTGTGCCTGTGGAGGTGATTGGGCCACCCGTTAAGCCTGTGCCTGTAGCAATAGACGTAACGCCAGAACCAGAGGCAAAACTTTGCCATGCGCCGCTTGTGTAACCTTCAAACAAACCTGTGTCGGTGTTGTACCGAATCATTCCGTTTGCAGGCACTGCTGGACGATCAGCTACTGAGCCAGCGGGGACTTGCACGGACGCGAGGCCGGGCAACACGGGGTTGGTCGTAATGCTCAACACAGGAGCGACAGAACCGTTAACCACTGTGATTTGATTAGCCGTACCAGTCACAGAAGTAACCGTACCATCACCCACGCCAAAGTTTGTCCAAGTTCCGTTTAAGTAAGCCTCAACTCTGAGCGTGTCAGTGTTGTAGCGAACCTCACCCTCGTTGGCTGGGGATGGGCGCTCGGCGCTTGTTCCTGCGGGGATTGTCATGCCCTCGACGCCCGGCATCACCGCGTTGTCAGCAATTGAGAAGGTTGGGTTGCCAGAAGCCCCGTTACCGTCAGCAATATCAATTTGATTTGCCGTGCCTAGCAAGTCGCGTCCAGACACTGACGTGCCACTACCAGTCAGCGCCAACATGCCTGTACCAGACAAGTTTGCAACAGATGCGGCAATACCATCCAAATAGAAAGTTGGGTTACCAGACGCGCCAGCACCGTCAGAGACCGCTAAACCAGATCCAGACGTCGAAAGAGTGCGTCCTGTTACCGAGCCCCCAACTTTGGCAACAATCCCGCTGGAGGACGTTTCAAGGCTTCCTGAGACACCATTTAAGGTCACCAAGAGCGTAGATTGAGCACCACCATCAACCAAGCCAACGCCATTGCTACTAGACAGCCTACGACTGTTAGCCAGCGTAGGTTCTTGGTTCTTTGTAAGGAACGTCTGAGTTTGGTTAGGAGACGAGGAGATTGCAGACGTTGTGGTCTGTACTGTCTGACCGTTTTGTACAATAGGTACAAGCTCCGTGCCCGTAATCGCGCCAGCTTGTGGTAGTTGGGTAATCGTTACTTGTGCGGACATATTATGGGCTCAGTTGGTCGTTGTTACCGTTATTCTCAGGATCCTGAGTATTACCCTCTGTCGAGATGATAAAGCTACCACCAGTGATACCGTTTTGGTTTGTAACAATGTTGTTGTCATTGGCGGCAACGCTCACGTCAGGACGTGGGAATCTGATCGTTATTCTCTCAGTTTTTCGGGCTGGAAGTCTATAGGGATCTTTCTCATCGGCGCACCCTTGCCCACAGACTTGGAGGCCGGGGAAATTGGGGTCAGGTCTCATCTGGTCGTGGTCGCGCTTCATCTTGCAACGATCACAGATCGCTATCGATAAAGTAGCGTTGCCACGAGTGTCGAGGAAGATTGGCATTATCTTGTGTACACCGAGATATTAGGAGCAAAGTAGATCGGAGACTTGTCGCGCTCTTCTTGCTCAACTTCATTGAGATACTTCTCAGCTTGACCTTCAAGGTACTGGATGCGCTGGAGATCAACGCCGGGCAACTCTAGCGCCATCCTATGCGACAGCATCATCAAGGTAGCCTCATACCATCGCGTAGGGATGTACAGCTCGTCTGTCAGTGATCCCACGTCCATGATCTGCTTGCTGTACCACACGGTAATTTGCACAAACGGATCACTAGGTACGGGCCACAAATACAGCGTGGGCTGAGGAATTGTGCGATCAAACCAAAATTGAAAGGGCTGGTTGGCTGTAAAGTTCTTGTTTGGCAGGTTTGTGTAGTCGTCGCGGTTTAGGCGAGACATGGTGATCTCTGTGGAATTATTTCCAACGTAGAACTCACGCAAAGCCAGCGTAGTGCCACCAGAGGCGCGAACGCGGTAGTACTGGACGTCTTGGCCGGGGTTTATGTCCGTCCAAATCCACTTGTTATCCGTCACAGCCACCGCTCCAAGGCTCTCTAGCGTCGTCCAAGTGCTGTTATCTGTCGAATACTCAAGGGTCAGCGTCCAAGTTGCACTTCCACCACCTGCCACATAGGGCAAGATACCAATGGAGCCAGCATAGATGGGGTTGTTTGTCCCAAAATTGGCTGAAATGTTGCCGTTTGCGCTGGTCTGTAGGCAGTATGTGTCTACGTCATTGTCACCCACGTTGGCAAC